TGGATTAATGCAACTCGTCGCTTATGGTGCCCAAGACGTATATCTTACGGGTAACCCTCAAATTACTTTCTGGAAAGTCACTTATCGTCGCTATACTAACTTTGCAATGGAGTCTATTGAACAGACTTTTAACGGCCAGGCCGATTTTGGTCGCCGTGTAACCTGCACCATTAGTCGTAATGGTGATTTGGCTTACCGCACCTACTTACAAGTAACCTTGCCTGAAATTAACCAGAACATGCATAATTCTTTGGGCGGTGTCTATGCCCGTTGGTTGGATTTCCCTGGTGAACAGTTGGTTTCACAGGTTGAAGTCGAAATTGGTGGTCAGCGCATTGATCGTCAATATGGTGACTGGATGCACATCTGGAACCAGCTTACGCTCACTTCTGAACAGCAGCGTGGTTACTACAAGATGATTGGTAACACCACTCAGCTTACCTTTATTACTGACCCTTCGTTCAGTGCTGTTGATGGTCCATGTGACAGCAACGCTCCTCGCCAGGTCTGTGCCCCACGCAATGCTCTTCCTGAAACAACCCTATATGTTCCTTTACAGTTCTGGTACTGCCGCAACCCAGGCCTTGCTCTTCCTTTGATTGCTCTTCAGTATCATGAAGTCAAAATTAACCTTGATATTCGCCCGATTGATGAATGCTTATGGGCTGTTTCATCGTTGAATTGCGAAAGTTCAAGCACCAACATGAAGGTCACTCAGGCTTACAACCAGTCACTTGTTGCTGCCTCGTTATATGTTGACTACGTATTCCTTGATACGGATGAGCGCAGACGCATGGCTCAGAACCCACACGAATACTTGATTGAACAACTCCAATTCACAGGTGATGAATCGGTCGGTTCGTCGTCCAATAAAATTAAACTCAACTTCAACCATCCATGCAAAGAACTCATCTGGGTCGTCCAGCCAGATCAGAACGTCGATTACTGCTCGTCGTTAGACTGCAACCAGTTACTCTACCGCACTCTTGGTGCTCAGCCATTCAACTACACTGATGCAGTTGATGCTCTCCCCAATGCTATCCATGCTTTTGGTGGTCCAGATGGTGTTGCTGCTGGCGGAGCTGGCGGTGTCAACAACTCGTTTGTTGATGGTTCTGGATTATTCCATGATGCTGGTGGTGTTGATGTTGGTACAAGTGGATGGTGGAATAATAACGCTGATTCTGGCAATTACAATCAGCAAAACCTTGGTTTTCAAACCGGTGATCCTTTCCATACTAGCGACATTGTCAACTCTGGTGTCTCTGATGCTGGTACATTCGTTCTTGCTGAGACCTCGCTCGATATGCATTGTTGGGGTGAAAACCCTGTCGTCACTGCTAAGCTCCAACTTAACGGACAGGATCGTTTCTCTGAACGTGAAGGAACTTACTTCGACCTTGTCCAGCCATACCAGCACCATACCCGTAGTCCGGACACTGGTATTAACGTCTACTCATTTGCCCTACGCCCTGAAGAACATCAACCAAGTGGCACGTGCAACTTCTCACGTATTGATAACGCCACACTTCAGCTCGTTTTGTCTAATGCCACTGTTGAGGGCACCAAGACTGCTAAGGTCCGCGTTTATGCCACTAACTACAACGTCTTGCGTATTATGAGTGGTATGGGAGGTTTAGCCTACTCAAACTAAACCCATATATAGTGTGGTTTTATTTATATATTTTATTTATGTATTTTAATAATTAATTTAACTCTTTTTACACCTTTTAACATTTCAAACGCCGATTTTATAATCAAAATATATTTATAAAAATAATATAAAAGCAATTTAATTTATCTAAATAGACAATAATGATAATAAATGAGGTTGTCTTCCAATCAGAAATGATTGTTTAGCATTAGTATGTGAGACCATAAGTCAAACAAAGCATATTACAATTGCTACTCATTTCGTCCTTCACCGGTATTACTGGGTTAAGTTGGACTATCGTAAGGTGAAACTCCTTACTATTGACTTTACAGAAGGGGTAACTCTTCAACCTTTATCATAACGACCTTGGCAATATAATCCCAAAAGCAAATGATTATGTGGTTTGCTGAAAACTTAGGCGTTT